AGATAAGAAATCCCAAACGGCAACTTCTTGAACGACTCAATAAGCGACCGGGTACGCCCATCCAAACCAAGAGTCGCAGCGGAAACGCTCACAACACCCATCAGGAAATCTCGCTTCCAAACAACTGAAACGACAAATCAGCACTAGACCCATACACCACCACGACATCCCCCGCACCCAACGTCGCACCGAACGTGAGCAGCAGCGTGTCCTTCGCAGCGATAGGCGCGTCATACATCACAAACTGCTTATCGTCATCAGCGGCGTTATTGATCTTGATACGCACCCTGAACGACCCAGCGGCGGCGTTCTTGTTGCACACTGACAGCGTGGAACACACCGCCTCCGTTGCGGAGGGGACCGTGTAGAGGGTTGTTTCCGTCGTCGCTGACGGCTCCAACTGGCCCAGAACTTTATAAACCGTCGCCATGATTAGGCTCCCATCAACATTAGAACGTCAACAACACTTCCGCCACCAGTACCCGCAGGACCAGTAGCACCCGTCGCACCAGTAGGTCCCTCCGGTCCCGTGGCACCAGTGGGTCCGGTAGCACCAGCGGGGCCAGTAGCCCCAGTCGGGCCGGGAACCGTAGACGCTGCACCCTCAGGTCCAGACGGACCAGTAGGCCCAGTCGCACCCGTAGGACCAGGAACCGTGGAAGCATCACCCGTCGGACCCGTGGCCCCCGTTGGGCCGGTAGGACCAGTCGGACCAGGAACGGTTGATTGCGGCCCTGTAGGGCCAGTAGGACCCGTTGGACCAGTAACCCCAATAGGTCCACTAGGCCCCGTGGGTCCAGTGGCTCCAGTGGCCCCCTGAGGCCCGCTAGGGCCAGTCGCACCAGTAGGCCCAGACACACCCTGCTGACCCTGCACACCCTGAACACCCTGCAAACCCTGAGCACCAGAAGCACCAGCAGGACCCGCAGAACCAGTAGGACCTACCGGACCCGTAGCACCCGTAGGGCCAACCGGTCCAGCAACCGGAAGGACAGCAGCAAGTTCACCAAGTTTAGCATTAATAGCATTATGGTCATCAATATGACCATCATCACCAACATCACGATTCGGGGGGATAACAGCCACACTCACTCCTCATACTGATACAACATCGTGTTGGTGTACTCATCAAGATTCTCGAAATAGGAGCCATACCCGGCTGCAACCAATTCGATATAGTAATTCTCGGGAACGATCTTACGGTACCCGCCACGCAGGACAAACACGTAATCGTTCGTTAAAACCTCATCAACAGGATACGTCAACTCAACCCAATTACCGGCAGCATCACGCACAACATCAATGCCCTCATCCCAGCCAACCCACCACAAACGGTGATCCCGACCAGCCTTACGAACATTCGTAGGGCCACCAGTCCACAAACGACGCATCCAGAAAAACCTTCCCATTGAAAGTGAGAGGCCGCACCCGCAATATGATGCGGCCCCCCACACCATCAACTAAGCGATAGACGAAGTTGACTCAATCCGGTACAAGGAAGCCTCGCGGTAGCGAGCCCAACCCTGCAACGAGTACCAGCCGACAGGCCGGAACCGCATCAACTTGTCAACAACCGGGCCGATAACGACACCCGGCTCAACAGCAGTCGCCTCAGCGAGAGCCTGCTGACCAGCGATGATCGTGCGGTACACCTTCGCAGACGAAGTGCCATCCGTGGCAGTGTATGCACGCGGAGTCTCCACCACGTAAGCGCCACCGTACACGCCAGTCACAGCGTTCAAGATGTTACCCACGTTCGGGTCCGTGTACTTACGGACATCCTCAAACGCGAGAGCACCAGTCTCCGAACGCAGATCATGCGCGACCTCAGGGTGCATGTAGCAGGCGTACAGCATGCCGTCACGGGGGACAGCGTTAGCGGCACGCAACTTAGCGACAGCCTGACGGATCAAGCCACCCTCAATGTCGTCACCAGCAGCCACACCAGAAGTGGCGGTGTTGCCGCTACCGGCGTACAGGACGTTCGTGCCACCGATCAAGGTGTTGACAACGATCTTATCAATCGAGTCAGCCATGTTGTAGGCAACGATGTTCGCCACGGCGGGATCAACGTCACTGAACGCGAACTCACCCAACTTGCGGGTGTTCAGTACGGTGTTGCCGTACTCGTTCAGGGTGACAGTGACAGTGTTCACGTCCGAGATCGCTACAGCGTTCGGATCAACAGTCTCAGTGAGAGTGCCGGTCGCGGCTGCGAGGTCTTGGTACAGCGAGAACACCACCGAAGAACCCGGCATAGCCTGCTGCACAGGACGCTTGTCCGCGAGGTTGCGGAACAGCGGCTGCGAACGCAGAGCGAACTCAACGTAACGGTCATAGGCTGCCTTGACAAGTCCAGCCATAGCAGAAGTGCCAGTGTAAGCGTTACTCATAGTAGTGTTTCACCTCCTTAGGTGAATAGTAGTTATTGTTACTTGTGCGAGGCTTAGTAAGCCTGCGGCCCCGTCGTGGAACCGAACAGGAGTTTGTTTAATTCCTCCATGTCCTGCGCCCCACTGATTAGACTTGCTAACTGGTCGGGGTCATTAGTGAAAGGTTGACCGCTGCTCTGGGTTTCAGATATGCGGTTCAACGCAGCCAAGTCAGGGTTAACCTGGCGTGACTGTTCAGGCTCGTTAGCCTCAGAGGATTCTTCGTATTCAAGACCCAGGACATCGCCATAGGTTTGAATCCATTCCTCTACCTCCTCAGCGGAGGTTGCATCCTTAGGGATCAACGCGGCAACCTTGTCCGGCAAACCATAAGATGCAATAACGTCCTTGACAGAGCGTTCACGAAGCGACGACTGCATAGTTTCCAACTGCTCAGAAAGTTCTTTCTTCTCAGCCTGCAACTTCTTGTAGGCTTTCCGAAGTTCTTTCATTGCGTTTGGTTCATTCGACGCGCCGAAATCGTCGTCGTCCCACTCGTACTCAGACATAGTAACTCCCTTACTATTCATTAGGTGAATCGCTACCCACATCATCAACCGGGGAAGAAGATGATGGCTGTAACTACCGGACTCTCAACACCACCAGGGCCGGTCGGTCTGGTTGGGAGTGGACGTGCCAGGAATTGCACCTGGGTTAGAAAAACACGGGGCTGGGGGCACCAGTAAACCGCGTTAATCTCTCACTTGTCACGCCCGTATTCAGTTATATGCTAGGACCCGCCGAGAGGCTGCCCGTCGTGATACCCGCACGACCAGAGAACCTGGCCCGTTCACGAGACTGCAACGTGCGGACACGTTCACGAGCCTCACGATCCAAGTCAAGGGCGGCAAGGGCGGACGTTTCCGCACTCAACTCACCCTGCTCAATCTCAGCCAATCGTTGCGTAGACCGTTGAATGTCAGCGATCTCCGTCAACTGTGGCTCAATCTGGGTGCCACGGATGTCCCGCTCACCACCCAGGAACTCACCGATACGTTCCGACACACCAGCACCAAGGTCAAGGCCAGCACGGGCAGCGTAGCCACCCACGATAGCGGCGTTAGCCCTGCGTTGAATCTCGCTTGTGGTGCGCTGCGGGTCAAGGACATACTGCGTGAGTGTGGCGGGATCAATGTTGTAGAACCGTTGCAAGGAGTCACGCACCTCTTGTGGTGTTTCTGCGACGACACGCTGCGCGTCCGTTACACGGTCACGTACTTCGTTCACTGATAGGGAGAAGTCACTGACGAGACGGGCAATCGAATCATACTCTGATTGTGTGCCGGATGTTCCCAGGTAGTCACGCAATCCAGCCTCACGGAATACCTGACGGTATTGTGATTCCAGGTTCAGATATTCTGCTTCGTTACGGATGTCGGGGATGCCGCGTTGCTGCAAACCAAGCAGACCCTTGAAGCGGTCCCTGTACTGTTGCGTCTCACGCAACCGCTGCGCGATAACCAACTCGTTAGTTGTCTCACCCACAAGTCGATCAACTTCGCCCGAGAGTGAACCAAGGCCGTACTGTTCTAGCAGTCCACGAAGGAATGCACGGGCACCCTGACGGTTCTGTTCGGCAAGGTTCTCGTAATACAAATCCTCCGCAGTTTTGCGAGTAGTCTCCTCCTCCTCTTGGGATTGCCGTGCAGCCATAGCGTCAGCACTCCGCTGCACTGCACCAGCGAAACCCTCACTAATCTGACCAAGAGTACGACCACCAAGAGCACGCTCAGTTGCCTGGACCGCCTCACGAGCACCAGCGAACTCAGGTCCGCTCAGATCATAGTTAACGCTCATCGGAATCCAAAGGTTCGCAACAGATTCTCCCCAACACGAGAGTAAACATCATAAGCATTATCCGTAAACTCCCAACGAGGGTCCTTACGAATCTCCTGCTCAAACTCATACAACGGAACCACGCGAGGCTTACCATCCGGACCAACACCTTGCATGCCACGCTGAAGAAGATTATCGTTCAAGTTAATCTCAGTCTCATCAATCTCCAGCAAAGCAGCCATACGTTCAATGTAAGGCTGAGCGATATCAGCAGGATCAAAACCCTGAGCGATACGATCAGACCAACCAGGATACTGACCAAGAAGGTAAGTATTGCGAAGATCGTTCTTAACATCCTCAATAGTGGAGCGGCCCTCAGCGGCGGCCTGAACATAACGAGCAACAGTCTGACCAGTCAACTGCAAACCATTACGACGCGACCATTGAAGAATCTCACGCTCAGCCTCAGCAGCCCTACCACCAAGATCAGCGCCCTGGGCAATAGCACGCTCCAGGATGGGAGAGAATCGTTCACGAATCTCAACATCCGTCAACTTATTCAAACGGACATCAGTAGCGAGAGTACGAATCTCATCCTGCGTTAACTCAACACCGAAGTTGGTTGCGAGTGCTCGAACATTCTGCTCAGCAAGTTCAATACTGCGTTCCCAGTCAGCGCGGAAACGAGGATCAGCCTGCTGCCTACGGGCAAGTTCCTGGTCAGCATTGTAACGCTCAAACCAATCAACACCCTGCTTTAGTTCATCAAGTTCACGATCCGTAGGAGTGCGACCCTTATTGGTCTCCATGTAATTCTTTAAACGACCAACGAACTCTTGCAAAGAAGGATCAGAGTTCAGCAATTCCATCGCGTAGCCAGCCTCTAAGAGATACTGGCGTGCAGTAACTTTGCGTTCCTTCTTGCCCTTGCCGGTCTTTTTAGTATCCTCAGCCATAGATGATCTCCTGACCGGCCTTAATGTCATCAAGAAGCATGTCCATTATTGTGGTGTCAATTTGAAAATCTTGATAGTCGGGGTTTTCGGAAATAATCTGTCGAAGCAACTCACCCTTATCAGCAGCAGTCACGGTTTCCGTTGAACGAGTAGAAACACCAGGAGTCGTAGTAGTAACCTGAGGTGACTCCATCTCAGCGGTACGGAACTGACGCAGATACTTCTGTGTTTCCTTCGGTGTGAGACTACGACCCAGTAGATCACGGGCAACACCATCAATAAGAGCCTCGGCAGTTACCTCATCAGTGATATTGATGGTAGTAGTTGTTACCGGGCCAGCGTAGCCACCGCGACCACCACCCGCTTCTTCTTTTTCAACGCCGGGTGCCGTGCGGGTGTAATCACCCCACCAGTCAGTAAAACTTTTCTCACCACCAGTAGCAGAATATGCCTGATACAAACCTACAGCGTCCTCTAAGCCATTCACCACATAATCAATGACATTTTTGCCCGACTCTGACAGCAAGTTCACTTTAACAAGATCGTCAGCAAGAGTTGAGAAATACGGGTCACGGTTAGCGGCAGCGGCCTTAACGCTTTGCGTCATCTGCGAAAGAGTCATCTGGTTACGACCCATGGTTATGCCACGCTTGGGAATCCTTCTTCCGGTGCCTGTTCCGGAAATCCAGATTAACGGATCGTCTTGATCGGGAGGCGTCGCACTAACAATATCATCTATGCCCCTTTTAGATTCAGCAACAATATCGTCAGCCATTATACCTTCCTGAAATCATCACGCGACAAATACTGGTCATAGAAATCAGCAAAACCAATATCTCTTTGCCGCAAATCAAAGGCGGCCTTGTAGCCAATCTGCCGAAGAGCCTCACGCTGGTCACGGTCAGTCACACCATCAAGGGCGTTAACGATCTCTTCACGCACTTGCAAGTAGTCAGCCAAAGCAGCGAGAGTGGAATCCTCACCGACAAGTTCTGCGTTCTGAACCATTGTTCGCGCACCAACAATGAAAGCCTCCAGTTTGCTTTCATAGATGCGGCGCTCCTCGCCCCACGCTGGGTAGCGTTCAGATATCTTAGCCTCAGCCTTTTCCAACTCGTCACGAAGAGGTTGGGCATCTTGAACCTGGATACTACTGTAACCAAGTTGGATAGCCTTATCCTCAACGTAATCCTTAACAGCCCAATAGTCAGCCCAGCCATCCTTGATCTCGTTGTTCCGAACGATCTCGTCAGGAGTCAAGCGACGACGGACAGGAACCTGATTAGGTCCAAGTTTCAACTTACCGAACTCACCATAAACAGCGTAAGAGAACGGATCATCGAACCTGCCCATGTTACCGAACATGCCAACAAGTTCTGGATCAATCGAATACAACTTATCAACAAGTTCCTTGTTGCCGGTAATCCGCTGCCAAGTGCGAAGATTTGGGCTAAGACCAGTCTCGCTCTCTGAAGTTGAACGAGTAATAGCCTCAAAGCCAGGAAACTGCTCGTTGAAAACCCGCAGTTTTTCCTGATACGGCATTGATTCGTCATCAATTAACTTGTTCCAAGCATCACGTTCAACCTGGAACTCCGAACGGATGCCACCTTGCGCTGGCAAAGCGACAGCAGCCTGCCACTGCCAAGCCCAGAAGCGATCAGCCTTACGCTTGATCCGCTTCATATCTGCATCAGTCAGCGTTCGATTCTCCAACTGAGCCTTAATGTACTCATCCTCAATGATCTGATTCCAAGTACGAACAAATGCACTGTCCGTTGACTCACCGTTCAACCATTGACGGACACGACGGACAGAGGTTGGCAATAACGCATCAAACAAATCCACGTTTGGGCTGGCACCGGGAACGATCTGACGGAACATCTCGTCGCCAACAGCGTTCCGAAGAACCTCGGCATCTTCCGGTTTGCCACGCAAGAACCACGCAGTCGGGATAGTTGCTGCTGGTCCAAGACCAGAGAACCACCATTCAGCACCAGGAAGAACCACGTTGAAAGCCTGCTGGCGTGTGGAGATTCGCTGACCCGGAGTAATCGGAATTGGGCCAAGGTTAAGTTCCTTCTCGGCAAACCTTTGAATAACCTCAGGCCATACAATAAAGTAGCCTTCATCCTTCAACATGTTGCTGCGATCAACCGGATCGCCGTTCTCGTCAACAACCATGCCAAGGTTATTCGGAATGTTCCACATCAGGTTGCCGTATCCAATAACCGCTGGATTGTTCCACGCTATACGACCCCAAGTACGGATGCTGTTCTCCCATGCCGGGAAGAACGGTGACACGAAGCGAAGCATCTGTGCTGCGTTTGACAGTCGATCAATCGTGTACATCGTCTCACGGGTAGCCTTCAACGCTTCCCTATGTGCAGACTTAGCAATACGACTTTGAACGGTCGGGCTCATCATATCTACGCCTTGATCCGCTGCAAGCCTCCACATGTTCCGCTGCTCAGCATCAAAAATAGTGCGGTAAAATGGATGACGAAGCATCTTGGTTTCAGGCACACTACCAAGCCAGCGCATCAACTTACCCGTGACAGTGTTCACGCCACGGAAAGTTGTTGACAAAATGCCAGAATCCATGTCGTCAGCAATGCGACCGACCAGCACCGGAAGATCACGACCACTCAAAGCAGCCATAATTTCGCCAGGGCTGACATCGTTTTGCAACGCAAGTGAACGAAGTGGGGTATCACGAGGCATCTCGTAATCTAGGCGACGAACAACATTGTCAATGTATTCATCAATGGCCTGCTCACTATCAAGCATTCGACCACGCTGCGATAACTGCTGCCGATACAACGTACCTTCAGGTGTACGCAACCAAGCCTTTATATCATCAACAGGTTCATTTGCAAGTATCCTCTTGCCAATAGGATCGTTACGGTACCTGTTGTTAATGCGAACGGCGTACTCGTCCCAGTACAACTGCATCTGTTCAGTCGTCAACTTCTTAGGATCAAGCCTGCGGAAATCAGCAGAACGCTCCAGAGCCTCAATGCGCTTACCAACAGCGGCATCAAATGTCATGTAGGCAGTGCGGTCAGCGGAAGATGCTAGTAAAGCAATCGCGCCGTCTTGACCAGTGAACGCTCCCTCAACTTCAATGCCGTCAATAATGTTCTTGCGGCGACCACCAATGCGACGCTTAGCACTCGCTGCACGCGCCTCAGCAGAAGCGGTAAGAACCTTCTGGCTAAGATCGTCAACTTCTGTTTGAATAAGGTTACGGGCACGCTCCGCAGCCTGAACCTCAACGATTGAAGGCTCATACTGCTCAGTTCGGATAGTGCGTATCTTTTCCTGAAGTTTCTTTTGACGCTTATCAAGTTTAGCGATCTGTGCTTCTTGCTTTTTTGTCAGAGGTTTGCCGGGAAGTTGCGGACCAGCAGGGCCACGACCACGAATCTTAGTGATCTCGCTTCTAACGGCAACAAGTTCTTCTTGCAGTTTTTCCATCTGCCGTATACCAGACACAGAAAGCGCATCGTCGTAAACCGATTGTGCGCGACGCAAATCCTCATACACACCAGCAAGACGCTGCTCCTGCTGACGCAAACCCTTGATACCCTTACGAGCCTTAGCGTAGTAAACAGCATTCGCAGGAAGGTCAACCCAAGCACGAGGGTTCGCTGCGATCAAACCAAGAACCGCAAACGAACGCATAGCACCCTCAGCAAGGTTACGCTGCGTGTAGCCAAGGCGAAGCAGAACGCTAACCTTCCACAGGCTGTTCAAGTAGTCGGCGGCAAGGGAAACATCCTCACCGTACCGTAGCCAGGGCTTCCCGCTGATAACCCGATCAAACATCTTCAAATCAACCATCGGGTATGCTTGGTCAAGTTCCGCGTAAAAGTCAGGAACCTTAACCAACTTGCCAGTATCGGGATCGGCGTAAAACTTTGTTTCGCTTTTGCCGATAGTTTCCAGAGCCGCCGCACGCCTTTGTGCATATTTGTTATAGATTTTTTCCGCTTCAAGTCTACTCAAACCGCGACGTGCAGCGAGAGCGGTAATCGCGTCCATCTCAATGCGTCGAATAATATCTGTACGCTCAGCGACAGTGCGAGCAGCAGCAAACTCATTCAAGTAACGAGCGGAAGTATCCTGATCCAAAGGTGATTTGCGAAGGAACGCACTAACTTCATCCAAAGACGATGCCCCATCAGCACCATCCTTAACGAAAACAATACCCGTCGGTGTCCCGCGACCAAGCCAGCGGATAACCTCAACCGGCCTAGAACCAGAAATACTCTCAATCGTATCGTAGACGAAATGACCTTTGCCGGGTGATGCTGAAGAAGAAGACTTTTTGAAAGCATTGTTTACGAACTGTGATTGTGTTGCTCCTGCACGCCATGCATTAGCGGCACGAACCGAACGAGGGCCAATGCGTGAACCACCACGCTTAATTAAACTACCGGCAGCAATTAACTCTGGTCGTGCGGAAATAATTTCATAAACAAGATCGTCACCTAAACGAATTTGGTCATCGCTTAAACGAACACCAGCAGTAGCGAAATCAGTAATATCATCACCAACGGCAGCAAAAATCTCTACGCCCACCGCACGGGCAGCGGCATCATACAATTCAACGCTACGTTCACGGAGTTTCGTCCATGACGCTGCGCGACCAGCCAAAGCACCCGCAACAGCGGCAGCAGTCTCAGGGTCATCAATCGAAGTTGCACCAAGAATCGCACGAGTGTCGCGCTTGTTCGGGGATGAACTAACCCAGACGTGATTCGCTAACTCGTCAGCGTTCTGTTCCATGGCGCGAATCAGGTTCTCGCCCTCGGCGGCCAATCGACCACTAGAACGGGCACCATCAACACCAAGGTCTTTAATCAATAAGGCTTGCTCATCAAGAGTTGAACCAAAACGCTCAACCTGCCTAGCATTACGAAGAGCCTGATTAGTTAAACCACCAAACTCGCCCGTCTTCGTGCCAAGACGAATAATAGACGTAGCCTTACCACCAAGGATCGTCGGGTCTGCTGCAACCATCCAGATCGCGTCAGCAAAACCTGACGAGAACTGACCCATACCGCCAGACTCAAACGCTTCCTTGCGTTGCTCAGCGTCAAGGATGTCAAAGTCTTTAGAGTAAAGAACATTCTCAGGGTCCTGCGCTTTTCCAATTTGGACAGCAGGAACAGCAAGAATACCGCCAGTAGCAGCATTAATTAACCAGCCAGTTGCACCATTACGTGAGTTGATAGCAGCGTTCGCTGTAACAACCTGACCAAGACTAATATCTTGCGACTGCTCCCAGTCAAGAGTTTGAATGCCACCAGGAAGAGCAGACATGAGGGCAGCACCCAAATGATTCATTTGCTCGCTACCCCAGTTGATAGCGTTAATAACAGCAGAACCACCAGAAAGAGCGCCGCCAGCAACAGTGCCAACAGTTTCCTGATAGCCGGGAACCTTAGCCAACCAGCCGGAAGTACCGCGGATCATGCCACCCATGTCGTCAGGAACAATGTTGTCCATAACGTTAAAGAAGCCACTAATCAGTGAACCGTCACTGGCTTCTGGTGGTAGTTGCTCCTCAATGTCTGGAACATCAGGACGCTCAACAGGAAACTCCTGCGAAAAAGTCCTAGGGTCAAGACCCCGCTCAGCCATCGGGTCAACTTGACCAGGCTGCGTGTCCCTTCCCCTGTACCGGGAAAACAAACCCGGTAGACCTTGCTCATTTTCCATAACTGACATCAGGCACCCGCCTGCGGCCTGGTAAGCATTTCAAGGAAGCCGTCGCGTTCAGCGTCATTTTCCCAAGGAATGTTTGCCAAACCCCAAACTAGACCAACATTAGATGTTCCCAGTTTGGTAACAACAGCGTCAACATTATCCACAAATCGCGGCACTAGAAACCAGCCTGCATGTTGCGAAGATGCCGAACGAAACGCTTAAACCCATCAGGAGTGTCTGGGGACTCAGCCATACGCATCATGCTAGGAAGATACTTAGCGAGAGTTTCTGCGTCAGTCCGGTTAACATTCATCATACCGGGCTTAGGTGGTGGGTCATCACCGGGACCAAAAGGTGCCCCAGCGGTAACCGGCTCGTCAGGTCGTTGCGTAGGAGACATGAGAGGAGTAGCGCCCATGCCAGCACCGCCGCGAGCGGAACCACCACCACGGCGAGTGGCGCGAGCAGTAGACTGACCCGCTGCGCTCATGGGAGCAGATGACTGAATAGCCTCAAACTCCATGTTCTCCCCATACGGCATGCCAGACATTTCCGCCTGAACCTGCTGCGGACCACCATCGGTACGACGAGACAACTGACCAGGACCCGACACTGGTGCAGGACTACCGGGAGTTCTACGACCACCCCACTGACGTTCAGCCATCTTCGTCCTCCACAAACACTACACGAGGATCAACCAGTTCCCGGTCAGGAACCGGACCGAACTCGTCTTCCTCTTCTTCAGTGTCAAGCAAACCATACTCCGCTAGACGCATAAGCGACTCGTCAAGTAATTTGCTCATTCGACCGATCATGTCATCAGCGACATCAGGTGAATACGCGACACCCTGCGCGACAATAGCAAGATGCAAGTCAAGGTAGGCAAGATGAACACTCATATCCCTATTTGGAACTCTCACCATCTTACCTTTCCCTTAAACCTACTTGTTGCCCTTACCCTTAGTACCCTTAGTGTGTACACCAAACTTGATCTTGTCGGTGTGGTCAGCCTTGCTGCCTGCTGCGCCCTTGATCGGTGCGGAGGTGTGCGGCTTACCGTGCGTGCCCTTGTTAGGCTGCGGCATTATTTTCTCCTTCTACCATTTAACGCGGTCGGCCCAGTAAGCCGCCGACATCTTTCCCTTTTTGATATTTGCTGCGTGACGTGCCTTGAAAGACGCTTGACGCTTCGTAGGCTTCTTATCGCCCGTAACGCCTTGCTGCCCGAAACGAATCGTCTTAACCTTGTCACCTTCCTTAGCCACAACAACATGGCTCTTGGTGGGGTGACTGGGTGTGCGCTTCGGCTTGTTATAACCAGAAACACCGGCACGCTTTAAACGAAAGTCAGGCTTCGCTGCCATTAGTACGGCTTATTCTCTTGCTGACTTTTAATTCGCCGGTTAAGTTGACCCGCCTTGGCATCCTGCTTTTTTGCGGTACCAGAACTTGTGCGCTTAGGCTTACCAGCCTTAATTCGTTCGGCATTAACCTTACGCATACGCGCACCGCGAGAGTCGTCTTTGTTAATGGCCTGCTTTGCCTTAACCATTTTAGATTTAGCGTTAGACTTACGCATCATTTGAGCCATTACTTTTTTTCTTTCGACTTATGCCAGCCTCGCTCATAGCGATAGCGACGGCTTGCTTACGGGACTTAACTTTCGGACCCTTCTTGGAACCTGAACGAAGTTCGCCCTTCTTATACTCACGCATAACCGTGGCAACTTTCTTAGCAGCCACAACTAATCCTTAGACGGCTTCGCCAGTGGAGACACCTCAGTCTTCACGTTAGGCATCTTCGTTGAATCCTCAGGATGATTACCGTCCCCACCCATCTTCTGAGAAGGGTCCATCCAGCAGCCACACGAAACACACATGCTACTTACCACTCTTCTTCTTGTAACGACCCTTTTTATAGTCAACCATCTCGCCAGCCTTACCGCGCTTAGTATCCTCTACAAGTTTAACTGAAGCAGTAACGCGCTTCTCTGGCTTACCATACTGAGCAAGATAACCCTTCTTGACTTCTTTGCCGTTAACCATTGTTCCTTTTCTAACCCACATAGTGCGTGATTGGGAAACCGGAACTGAAGCCTTCTTAGCAACCTTCTTAGCCTTCGGCTTTGCGGAAGAAGAACTCGCTGAAGTATTTGACTTTGTAGTTGGTGTAGAGGTTGGTTTTGTTATCTTAGTCTTTTTTTCTTCCGGCTTATCCGTTGGCTTAGGCGTCTTAGGCTTTACTTTTGGAACCTGAGAAGCAACCGTTGATGCCGGTACTCGCGAGCCACGCTTACGCAATTTTCTGCGCCTAGCCATAGCGCCTCTAGCAGTATCCTTACCGCGAGCAACAATATCAAGCCTCTTGCTTTTTGCTTCTCTGGCTAGTTGAGTAGCAGATTTACTCATTACGTATTTGCCAACCGATTGGCTCCAAACGTAAAGATTACCCTGCTCATCATACCTGTAATTTGGCTTATCTTCAGGCAAAGGTCGTGCCATAATTTATTTCCTTAAATTGGTAGACGACGGCTAATACCAACGCCAAGATTAGGTTCACCGCCAGCGCCAAGTGACGCCATGAGCATTTGCAAATCAGGGCGACCACCAGCAGCCATACCAGCCTGCCCAGCGGCAACACCACGCAACAAACCACTAGAAGACAAACCCTCTAGATTCTCCCCGCCACCACCAGGGGGAACCTCACCAGGGGCACCGACCATCCCTGCGGCTTCCTCACCTGCGGGTTCACCCCCCGGTGGTGTGGGCATCTCCTCAGGCATAAACGCCTCCGACACCACTTCCTCAATGGCTCGGCCCTTTTGACGCCCAAGGATTATCTGCGACAAGCGAGCGAGAATATCGCCGGGGTCCTGCCCTGCCTGAGCCAAAACTGGAATAGCCTGGGCGTACCCTGCAACCGCTTGCTTCAGCGCGTCCCGCATCTCTTCAATATCGACACGCTGCTCTTCCTCTGAAGCGTTCAACGCGAACGGCATCTGCCGCCTAAGGAAATCGCGGGAGATCAAACGATCACCGCGAGCCTGCAAACCGAACACAAGTGCCCGGTTCGGGTCCAGTCCAGCCATCAGACCGTACTGAACATCCACTGTGTAATCGCCCTTAATGTCCTTCTCAGGGCGGTACTTGATCTCATAGGGTGTTCCGTCGCTGTTACCACGGATCGTCTTGTTCTCCGACCCGAACAGCATCTCATCAACCATGAGAGATTTACGCACAAGATTCTGGAACGTCTTAGCGAACATCGCCTGACCCGTGCGAATCTGCGTATCAAACCCAGACATGAGGGCCTGCACACCGCGACCAGTCACGATGCTGCCCTCAACGTTACCCGTCCGTGCATCCGGGTAGCGGGAACCCTGACGCAACTCTTGATCTAGGACGCCTTGCTGCGCGAACGCAGCCTGAGGCACCTCAATCGGGACACGACGCACCTTCTCACCGTTAGCGGTACGGATAACACTATCCGGACCCAGGGCGAGTTCCTGCGCGTCAGGGGGGAGAACGATGGGAGCCTGCACGGACTTTTGCGCCGCCTCCAGACTCAGCAACGCAAAGCGTGCCTTAGCCACCTGTACAGCCAGAACATCATCGAACTGACCGTGCGAGTCCTCATCCACGCCGGGACGTTGAGTCCATTCAATCAAACACTCACCGACAGGGTTTTTCACCGACTCCAACACGACAGCGTTACGGGTCGGCAAGAACAGCATGTCCACTTTAGAGTCGTGGTAGCGGACAACCTCAATCAACTCGTTACCCGTAGACGACTCCTTGATGGAGCCTTCCGCCTGCGGGTACATGGCGAGCAGTTCGTCACGGGTCTTGAAGAAGGAGAAGAAGCCTGCTTCGATCTGATGCCAACGGTTGAACACCGGGTACGCGCCGATGGAGTCCATGAACGTGATGCGTGGCATCATGTTCTTCACGTCAATCTCCACCATCGCGGGAACGAACCCGTAAGTGAAGTAACGGTCCGTGGCGGTGTACATTTGACGCTGCACATCGGAGAAGTCCAGGTAGCCGTTGACGATGCGGGTGCGCTTCTCGGCGAACTCACGGGCACTGTCGGACACCATTTTCGCGGACGCGCAGTTGAACGCCGGGAGCGGTGCCATAACCTCCGACAGGTCACGGGCAGCGACATCCACCATGTTCGCTACGATGCCCCTATCGAACGGGCCTTCGGGGAATAACTCTGGGTACACGTCACGCATGCGGCCTTGCCGGACAGCGAGCACATCTTGCATTCGCTTGTCACGTTCAGCCCAGCGGGACTTCATGCGATCATACTGTGACTTGATCTGACGCAACGTGGAGTTGTTGCCAGGTTCGTCCCGGTAGTTCGCTTCCGTGAATGGCATGCTCAAAAGAATCCTCCTACGCCCCGATAGGGGTCCAAGCCCCTGATGCTTCTGCTTCTAGGAGGCTCACTGTTGTTTGCTGCTTCTTATCCCACGGTGTCAGGAAACTGTTCCGTACATGCGAGCGTGTGTAGTTTGATGCGAGAGTGATGCGGTCCCGGCATGACAACTCTGCGAACCAGAGCGCCATCACGATGTCGGTTTTCTGGTTCTTCGGTGCGTCCGGATGCCACGTCACCAGTTGCTCAATCAGTTGCTTGCATGATTCCTGACCGTGGGTGGAGGGCAGTTCAATCAGGTGGTATCCGTCTTGCCAGCCGTTCCACAGCACCGTCATGGATGCGACACCGAAATCAGTGTCATGCTTATTCTGACCAGTGAAATGCGGCTTAATCACACTACCCCGGCTGGAGCAGTATTCGTTCAGTTCCCGGTCATGGACGAGGAAACCTTGGAAGCCGTTCCGTTCGATACGCCACTCACTGATCTTGTACTTCTCTGTCCATTCCTTAATCAGGTTCCGCATAGCCTCAGGTGTGATACCGGGCTTGTTGAACACATCCAGCACGTACCGTTTTTGGCTTTTGATATCAAGACCTATCACGACAGCGGCGGTGTGCCCGGAGGTGGCGGGGTCAAGACCGGCTATAATAATCAACCCGTCCATACCTTGCGGTCGATTGTTCACCATACCTTTCGGTATTGGTCCTGCCATTCTATTACCATTGATGGAAGCCTTGATCGCTTCAGCGGAGAACACGGCATCATCAGCGACTTGCTGCTGCTGGTACACCATAGCCCACGCACGAGGCGAAACCCTACGCCGCTTCTGGGCAAGCCGTGGCCCGTCCCACTTCGGGTACAAACCATTCTCGTCAGCGGTCTGAGTTTCCACCTTCGACCCAGGTTCCGGCTGATTAGACCTAGGCCACAGGGTCACCCAGTCTCGCGGGTCATCCTTGAACTCCAGTACCGCTGGCATGGACAGGTACGACCACGGTGACTCCTCATCCGGGTACCTGTGCGGGTCACGAAGTTCAGAATACAAATCCTTCGCCGCCAGTCGGGTACCCACCACGAGCATAGAACCGGAGGCACTCACGCGGGAGATAACTTCAGACTGAAGCCAATCAATCTGCTTATCATACTCGTGAGCGTTCGTTAAGTCAACGGTGTCGTCTAGGATGATCAGGTCAGCACGGGCACCGTAAATATGCCCACGGATACCCAACGCCTGCACGGTCGGGTCCTTCTCACCCGAATCCCTAGCATCATCAGACACATAAATCATGGTCTGGTTCCACGCCTCAGAGTTCTTATCGAACCCCCCGATAGGCGCGTAGGCGGAGATCATCTCATCATACCTAGGATGCGTGAGGCGGGTTTTGATGGCGTACAGCATCTTCTTCGCCATCTCAGCCGTCTTCGACACGAGGATCACCCGAATGTTCGGGTCCATGCAAATCCGGTAGCACACGTAGTTGATCGTGATGGAGGTCGTCTTTGCATGCTCGGGGGGCATGTTCACCATGACCAGGTCACGTTCACCCGGCTCATGCACCATACCAGGGTGCGTCCAGGACGGGTCGCGGCCCTCAATCATGTCCACCACATTCAACATGTGAGGGAACACACGGGCACCCAAATACTTCTCTGAGAAGTCCGGGAAGGAGATATAGTCTCGTTCTTTCGGCCCGGATATCTTCTCCAGGTTCTTGATCCGGTCCACGGCAACCATGAACTCAGGATCAGTGGAACGCCAGCGTTCGTAGGTGGATCGGTTTCTGCCGACGATCTCTAGGGCCTGGTTGATGTTGAGGCCACGGTGCATTTGGGAGAGGAACTCTTGTTTCACTCGCGCTACATCTTGACCGGCCTTACGACCTGCCTTAGTAGCCATAACCCTCAACCTTACCTTTAGAGTGGAATATTATCCCTCGGCAATTAAACTTTCCAAACCTGTACTATAATACCCTGCGGCGCCCTGTGAGCAGGGCACCTTATTCAGGGGGAGGGAGGGACGGACCATGAGGGGAGTCCCGACCGCCCCCGCCTCGGGGCCACGAAGCCCCTCAGCGCAGTGGCCCCCCACCGTCCGCCTACGCTCAGGCTCCGGCTCCCGGTGAGGAGCCACGGGTGGGGGGATTAAAAATCCCCCTACTATATATATCCCTGTCCAGAAGGGTATTTTCGGACACCAAAAATACGATCGTTACCAAATCGTTACACAATATCCTACCAAAACCGGACAAACCAGAACACCACAAACAACAATATCACGCACGATCAAGACCCCTATATATATATACCTACCGTACCGCCTATTTATAAATGCCCCGGGTCAAGATGGTTGAACATTCAACCTTTTGACATCAAGATATCCAACATTCAACCACCTATTC